AATATTCTTTAACCTATAATGGAAATACTGAACTACTTTTTACGTCAGACCCAATAACAGCAAATACCATTTTTGCAACAGGATTTAATTTAAGAGATATTTCTGATAATTTTGGTGGAAATGTTAGTTCATTTTTTGGAAATCAAAATTCTTTAAAAATGTATGTAGGCGGAGACAACTTCGGAGAATATTCTTTTACTGGAAAAATTTATTCTGTTGGTATTTGTAATACAAAAAATTTGTCTAAAATATTAGATAATTTTGATGAAAATGGAATTGCTATTTTAGACAATGGCTCAATATTGATTTCTCATACAGCAAGTTACACACTTCTACCTTCCGAAGCATATCAAAAATACTTCTTAGACATAGGCGTTGCTGGAAGTTGGCAAGACTATTTGCCACTTTCTTATTTTGGACAATTTGTAAAAAATAAAAATGGTGATGAATATTATGATTTAGACTTTTTACAGTTTAATTTAGGATATCCAACTACTACAAACATAATTGAAGAATCTGGAAATGCTGGACTTTATTACGATACAACTGGAGCACAAATAAAAAGTTATATTACTTTTCAATATGTCTCTGAAGGTGCAAACATTTCAACACAATTTGCAAATGAACAAGCACTAAACCAGTACAAGGTTATTGATATAGGTGATTATGAAGACTGGGAGACCACAAGATTTGAAGTGTTAAATAACACATTGATTTATCCTATTAAAACAAAAGATTTTAATAGTCTTGCTATTGTTTATACTCTTGAATTTAACAGTCGTGGTATTTTAACTAAACCAATATTTTTAAATAAATTACAGTTGGCGTCTCAGGCCTTTAATGATAATTCATCTAATCCTATTGGAACAAGATTTGGCGTAGATCTGTTTCCTTATAAGAAAAATGGAATATACTTTGACTATAAATCAAAAAATCCATTTAGCATATACAAAGAAAGCACACCATATTTATATCTAACCAAAACGTCTGGAATAGAGGTGCGTGGAGAACTTAATGTTTTAGAAAATCGTGGGCTCTCTCTTCCAATTAATAAAGAACTGGCAACATCTTATAAGGTAAGCGCTATGCAGTTATGGTTAAGATATGACCAAGACACTTTCCCAGAGACAGCAACAGAAATATTTGAAATTAATCATAAAAATGGTACACTAAAATTTTATATTCAGGCAAATAGCGCTACTATGAATAGGGCAAGAGTATTTGTCTTAAATGAAAATGGAGTTGAATATAATGGGCTTGCCTTTTATTTAAATGGCAACCTCGTAAGAGAACCAGTCTTATCTCTTAAAGAGTGGTCATCTATTGGCATTTCTTTTTTAACATCCCTAGTATGTGATTCATATTTGGGAAATATAAATATTACAGGTCCAGCGCTATTTAATAATATTGCATATTATCAAGCAAATAGTTTGCAAGAGGTTGAAAGCAGAACCTTTAGACCTTGGTATAAAGTCTTAACGGATGGCCTTACAACTCTTGATTGGCAATTCTGGAATAATAACTTTACTTGGGATGGCATGTTGGTTATAGGCTCATCTGAGTTTTATGGAATTGACCCGCTGGATATCTATAAAACATACATAGGGACAAATAAAATTATAGTTGACGATGGCGAAGGGCTAATTTATCAGCCTGAAAAATTAAAAATATACTCAGAGGTAGAATGGTCAAGCACTGTCGCTACACCAGTATAATCTGATATACTTGTGGTTATGGAATCATTAATTAACCCAAAAACTGGTAAACCGTATGTACAAAATGTTCGTCGCAAGGTAATAGATAAGCATTATGACTGGGGGCTTTACGTATACAAAAAGTCTGATGGAAAGTGGTTTACAGACGACACTGGGTCAATTTTAAACATACCTTCAGACCGTGGCGATCTATCTAAAATTGCAGAACTGAGAAAGGCTGCCATGCATTATGGAGATGACGGTGAAGGCAAGGCAGTTTTTGTTCCTGGACTTACAAGAATTAGTGAAGAAGAATACTCTGAACAAAAAGAAAGAATGAGAGAAGGACTAATTCCTTCAATGAATGATTTAGGTGCTTGGCATGCAGCACAACAAACATTAGATAAGTATGGAAAGGATGCTGTAAATGAGTGATGAGCAAGAATATATCCGTGTAGGTCTTAATACACAGGACAAAGAAGAAAATCCATTTAAGCATCAAGACCCTTTTAACAAAAGTTGGGAAGACTTAAAAGACTACTCTGGATTAGACCAAAATTTTCGTCGTAGAACAACTCGTAATCTTTCAAAATATATTAGCCCAGAAACAAACCAAGCATATTTAAATGCAGCAAATGTTACACCTTCGGGGGTAGAGGCAAGTTCAAAGCAGATTAATCCTGGCACGGTATACAGGAACGGTTACGGATTATTTGACGTAATTACTCCACCATATAACATGTATGAATTAGCCAACTTCTATGACACATCATTTGCCAACCATGCTGCGATTGATGCTAAAGTAGAAAACGTAGTTGGTCTTGGATACCGTTTTGATATTTCAGATAGAACCATGTTAAGGTTTGAAATGAATGAAGATCAAGCAGCAGTAGATCGTGCTCGTAATCGTATAGAAAGAGCAAAAATTCAATTACGTGATTGGCTAGAAAGTTTAAATGATGACGATAGTTTTACAAAAACTATGGAAAAGGTTTATACAGATCTTCAAGCAACTGGAAACGGATTTATTGAAGTAGGTAGAACCGTGGCTGGTGATATCGGATATGTTGGGCATATTCCAGCAACTACTGTTCGTGTACGTCGTCTACGTGATGGATTTATTCAGATTATTGGTCAAAAGGTAGTTTACTTTAGAAACTTTGGGGCAAAAAATCAAAACCCTATGGGGACAGACCCAAGACCAAATGAAATTATTCATCTTAAAGAATACTCTCCATTAAATACATTTTATGGTATTCCAGATATTGTTGCAGCAATGCCATCTTTAATTGGAGATCAATTAGCGTCTCAGTATAATATTGACTACTTTGAAAATAAAGCAGTTCCAAGATATGTAGTAACTTTAAAGGGTGCAAAGTTATCGGGGGATGCTGAAGATAAAATGTTTAGATTTTTACAAACTGGACTAAAAGCCCAATCTCATAGAACACTATATATCCCACTTCCTGGCGATAGTGATGGTAATAAAGTTGAATTTAAAATGGAGCCAATTGAAAATGGTATCCAGGATGGATCATTTAAAGAGTATCGTAAACAAAACCGTGATGATATTTTAATTGCACATCAGGTTCCAATTTCTAAACTTGGCGGTGCTGATTCAGGCATTGCAGCAGCACTTTCACAAGATCGCACTTTTAAGGAGCAGGTCTCTCGTCCAGCACAAAAACATCTTGAAAAAGTAGTTAATAAGATTATTAAAGAAAAAACAGATATCCTTGAACTTAAATTTAATGAACTCACCCTTACTGATGAAATTGCTCAATCTCAGATTATTGAGCGTTATGTTAAGACTCAGGTTATGACTCCTAATGAGGCTCGTGAAAAATTAGACTTGCCACAAAGGGCAGATGGGGATGATCCTTTTGTTATGTCGCCAAGACAAGCGACTGATTCTAGAGCAAATTTAGCGGGTACTCGCCAAAGAGATTCGGAAAGAACAAATAATAATTCTGATTCATCAACTACGATTGCTGGTCGTAATCCACAGGGTGAGGGTAGATCGTCTCAATAGTTGAGAAAACTATATAAAGCGGTGCTATAATTATAACGTTATGTTAATAAACAAGGCTCATTGGGAAACTAAAGGTGACAATGTTCGCCTTTCAATGCCCATTGGAAAAGTAGATGTTGAACGCCGTATGGTGTCTGGCTTTGCTACGCTTGATAACGTTGATCGCCAAGGCGACATAGTTACAACAGAATCTAGTATAGAGGCTTTTAAAAACTTCCGTGGCAATCTTCGTGAAATGCACCAGCCAAGTGCTGTAGGAAAGATTGTTTCTTTTAAAGAAGACAAATATTTTGATCCAAACGACAAAAAGTTTTATAGTGGAGTTTACGTATCTGCATATGTTTCTAAAGGTGCACAAGATGCTTGGGAAAAAGTTTTAGATGGAACATACACTGGATTTTCAATTGGTGGCAATATAAAGACTTGGGATGATGCTTATGATGAAAAAATTGATAAAACAATTCGTGTAATCAAAACATATGAACTGCATGAGTTATCTCTTGTAGACAATCCAGCAAACCAGTTTGCAAATATTTTATCTATTGAAAAGGTAAATGGACAAAACGTAGTAGATGGATATTTGTCAAAAACAGAAATTGAGAACGTATTTTGGGATTCAGAAAACGGCATTGTTATGGTTTCAGATTCTGATTCAGTAACAAGTCCAGTAACTGGAAACAAAATGCAAAATATTGGTTTTATAGAAAAGAATGATAAAGATAATGCAGAAATGATAAAATTCTTAGTTGATAGTGCTAAAGGCATTAATACAATTAAGATTACTAAGGAGGTAAATCAAATGACAGAATCAACAGAAGCAGTTGTAGAAACTGCAGTTGAAAATGCAGAGATTGCTCCAGAGGCACAGCCAGCAGAAGTAGCAGCAGATGTAACAACAGAGGTTGTTGCAGAAACAGCAGAAACTCCTGCAGTCGCTGAAGAAGCACCAGTAGTTGAAGAACTTGCTGTTGCTAAATCGGATGATGGTGGTGCAGAATCTTCTGCTGCAAAAGCAGCAGTTGAAGTAGAGAATGTAGTGGAAAAATCTATTGCAGATGTTAAAGAAGAAGTTGCCAAGGCAGTTTCAGAAATTAATACTTCTCTTACTAATGCCTTTGGCGATCTTGCTGCAACTATCAAATCTCTTAATGAGAAGGTAACAGCAGTAACAAAATCTCTTGATGCAGTAACATCAGATGTTAACGGTATCAAGAATAACTTTAACGAGTTTGGCAAGCGAGTAGATCTTGTAGAACAAGACACCGCTTTCCGCAAGTCTGGCGATCTAGGCGAGATCGTACAGGAATCACCACAAGTGGTTCAAAAATCCCTATGGGGCGGTCGTTTCCTCACATCAACCGACCTATTTAACTAAGGTAAAATCACTAGGAGGTGAAAAATAATGTCGGAACAAAATAAAGACCTAGAAAAAAACTATCCAGGATCAGGCGGAGCAGGCAATGAGATTAACTCTCAGGGCGGTTTCGTTTCTGGTGGTATTGGTGGTGCAACAGGTTTGGACTCTGCAGCACAGTCTGTAGGATCACAACTTGGTAACACTGCTACTGCAGCATTCGGTTCAACAACTGGAGCAAATGCAGTAAACCCAACAGGTGTTGCAGGTGGTATTTTAGCACCAGAGCAAGCACGTCGTTTTATTGACTACGTATGGGATGCAACTGTCCTCGCTAAAGATGGCCGTCGTGTCACCATGAGAGCAAACACCATGGAAATTGAAAAGGTAAACGTAGGTGAGCGTGTAATTCGTGCTGCTGCTCAAGGCGCACCAGATTATACAAACATCGGCGCAACCTTTACAAAAGTTGAATTAACAACCAAAAAGATTCGTCTTGATTGGGAAGTATCAACTGAAGCACTTGAAGACAATATTGAAGGTGGAGCACTTGAAGATCATCTAGTTCGCTTGATGACCAATGCTTTCGCAAATGATATTGAAGATCTTGCTATCAACGGTCTTGGAACAGGCTCAGACGCATTCCTTTCAATTATGGAAGGATTCGTTAAGCAGACCCGTGGAACAGTCGGAAACGACGCACACGAGTATGCAGCAACTGTTGCAGATAACAACTACACAACATCAGTAATGCAGGGCTTGCTTCTAGCAATGCCACGCAAGTATCGTGCACTTAAGTCAAACCTTAAGTTCTACGCAGGTACTGATGCTTTTGCTGGTATCGTTCGCAACAACGGTACACTTGCAGACGCCATCTCATCAGCATTTGCTGATCGTATTGGTAGCACACAGGCAAATCGTCAAGAATTCCTTGATGGTGGAGCACAAACACTAGGTAACTCACGTACAACTCGTGTACTTGGTGTAGATGTTCTTGAGGTTCCTTACTACCCTGCAGGTTATGTTGATTTAACATTCCCTCAGAACCGTGTATGGGGCTTCCAGAGAGACATCACTGTAAACCGTGAATACAAGCCAAAGAAAGACACAATTGAATACACAGTATTCGTACGCTTTGGTATTCAATGGGAAGAACTAGATGCAGTCGCTTATGTTGACTCAGATAGCGCTGATTCCTAAAATATAACAATCACGTACTAGGGAGGGCGGTATAAAAACCGTCCTCCTTATTGTTATTCTGGTATAATTACAAATGAGTACAGGAGAATTATGAATACAACAATGGAAGAACTATCAACTAAAAGCGTCTTAGCATTAAAGTCATATGCTAAAAAAAATAATATAGAACTTTTTGAAGCAACTACCAAACTTGAAATTTTAGAAATTATTGCTAGTTGGTTTCCACCAGAAAATAAAGAAGAGCGTGTAGAAGAAGTAGATAAGGCTGAAAACATAACAAACAAAGTAGCCTTATATTCAGATAAAAATCTTCACATGGATAATTTGGGTGCATTAAAAGTGGGGTACAACATAGTATCAAAGGAGGCATCGGAAAAGTGGCTAACTCACAGGCTAGTACGTATAGCGTCGCCTGAAGAAGTAGCATCTTATTACCGTAAAGATTAATGTCAACAATACTTCGCTTACCACCATATCCGCTTTCCGTAACCTATAAGGTTCCAGACGAAACAGCAGACTATATACTTGTCATTGAAGATGTTCCAGAGCAAACAGAAATTGAAGAATTCATTAGTGGAGAATCTGGATTAACATCTTCCTCAGAAGGAACAATTACATATGAGTTAAATGGAGATTTTGTAAAATATGACAAATCTTATGCAGTTACTATTTATGAAGATATTAATGGAGAACGTGGTGACATTGTAGTTGAAGATAACCTACAGATTGAGCGCCCATACGTAGATCCAACAGAACTGGCAATTGCAAACAATGAAACCTCTGCAACAGATATTGCCAAGTATAAAGAATATGAATCGTTAGCACGAGCAATTATTGATACTATAGTTGACGGATTTTATTATAAACGCAAATATCTTGAGGTAGTTGGACAAGAAACAGACTATATTCCACTTTGGGATAGAACACATAAAATTTTAAAGGCATATGAAAATGCAGAACTGGTTTACGATATTAATGATTCAGATGGACCAGCATTAGGCGATTTTAATTATTTAATTACTAAAGATAAAACTGCAATTACAAAAGACCCAGTACAAGCAACAGATTCTTTAAATAGGGCAGAAAGACGTCCAGCAAGAATTCCAGTAGCCTCTTCAGATTCATTTGCAATATTTGATACAGAGGATAGTGGAAATGTTCAGACCATCACCGCTGGCGTAGGATTTCCAAATGGAACAGATTATATTTTCTTAGTAGAAACAGGATATAAGGTGGTTCCTATTGATATTCAAGATGCTACAAAGTTATTGATTAATGATATTAAATGTGGCAAATTAGATTATTATAAGAGATATGTAAAAAACTACAGCACTGATCAATTTAAAATTGAGTATGACAAGAGAATGATTGAGGGTACTGGAAATATTATTGTAGACAAGATTTTGTCTAAGTATGTTGATAATATTGTTCGTCCTGGAGTTTTATAATGAACTCATGTGAAGTTACAGATTTTATGTATCCAATGAAGGCTGATGTATATTTTCCAATTCTTACACAAGGAGATTACGGTCAACCTAAAAAAGATTGGGTTTATGATAGAACTGTAATTTGCAATGCAACACCAGTAGGTGGTTTAGGAACAGAAGATATTAAACCAGAAGCATTTTTACAATATGAAAATAAACTTATTGCAAGGACCCAAAATGACCCCAGACTTTCTTCAAATAATGCTAACAATGCAACAACAAACATACTTGTAACAAATGTTAGAGATGCAAGTGATAATGTAATTTATAAAGAAACCGCTGGTCCAAGATCTGGCAGGGGGACTATTTATGAGATAGCAACAGTTGAGCCATTTACTGGACCATTTGGATCTATAGAATATTATAAAATGTTATGGCGTAGAACTGAAAATCAGACCGTGGGTGACTAATGATAGTTACAATGAATACAAAACTTTTTGATAAACAAATGAAAAATATTATTGACTATTCTGTTGGATTTTTAGATGGTATTCATAAAGGTAAAAAAATATTTTTAGATAGACTAGGCCTTGGAGTAATTCAGGCTCTTGCACAATATGTTGATGTTGAAGCAAGATCAAATCCAAAAGCATTGCACCATATTTATGAGTGGAATCAAACTGGTAGCCCAAATGCAAGATTGTTTGATTTAAAATATACTGTTAGTAATCTTGGATTGTCTATTAATTCTTCATTTAGACAGTCAAGAACGGTGTCTGAAAAAATGACTGTGCCATTTTATAATAAAGCAAAGATTATGGAAAATGGTGTTCCAGTTACAATTGCGCCAACTAAATCTAGGGTGTTAAAATTTGATGGACCAAGTGGAGAAGTTTTTACAAGTAAGCCAATTACCGTAGACAATCCTGGGGGAGATATGGTTTATGGAAGTTTTGAAAAAACAGTAGATGAGTTTATCTTAAGATATTTTAAGCAATCATTTTTAAAGGCTTCTGGTATTTATGATTATATTAAAAAACCAAAACTTTATAAAACAAACATGAAGGCTGGATCAAGAATGGGCAGAAGCAAGGGTATTGATACAGGCTTTAAATGGATTGCTAATGCAACAATTGGGGTAGAATAAGACTATGAGTATATTAACAGATACTGGTTTTCCACCTACATTTTTAAATAGATATGTTTTGTCTGAGTTGGCATACTATGGTCTTGTAGCAGATTCAGACCTTGTTAACCCAACCCCAATGGTTCCAGCGCAATTTCCAACAAACATTGAAGACCTATATAATGACAGCATTCAAATAAGACAAACAGAAAGTCCAGTTCTTATTGTTTACGATAGATTGATGAGATTTAGACCTACCCCATTTTATGCTCACAAGCGAGAACAACTCATATATTTTGTATACTCTACAGATGCTGGTAAATTAATAGATTCTATACGTGTTATTTCAAATGCTCTTGATCGTGAAGACGCTTCAGCCCAGGATGTAAATTCCTATAGTCTTTCAAACCCAATACTAAACTCTGCTGGAGAGGTATCTATTCCGTATAACATTTATTTTCATAATACTAGGGTATATCAGGCAGATGAAAGTAGAGACGTAGCAGAGTTGGCTTCGGCAAGAACCCTTTTTGTTAACAAATTAATCATTGAGTATGATTATCATATTAAAACTGAGGCAAATTCTAGGTATACATAAAAGGCAGTATAATAGGTTTTGAGGAAACACGCCAAACAACTTAATATACTTTATGAAAGAGGTGAAAATAATATGCCATATAGCCGTGGTACGTCAAACAACATTATCGTTGGTGCAGCAGCACTTTTCGTTGCTGATACAACTCTAACTCCAGGTACACTGGAGTCTTTTGACGCAAGCGAATCTTTTAAAGAAACACTTGCAGACGATGCATCGTATACCAACGTAGGTTACACCATGAACGGTCTAGAATTGCAGTTCCAACCAGACTTCGGCGAAGTCCAGGTAGACCAAATTCTTGACGTTGCAAAACTATATAAGCAAGGTATGCAGGTTAATCTTGCTACCGCTTTTGCTGAAGCAACACTAGAAAACTTGCTTCTTGCATTAGCATTCTCTGATGCACAACTTACAGGAAACAAGGCAGCATCTACAGGTCAGACACTTAATCTGTCTGCAGGTGAACTTGGAGAATGTCCAGTAGAACGAGGAATCGTTGCTGTTGGACCAGGAACTGGAGATTGCGACAACTCTGACTCTGTTGAGCGTGTTTACACAGCATATCGTGCTCTATCAATTGAGAACGTAACTGTATCCGCAAAGCGTGACGAAGCGTCAATGTTTGAAGTTTCATTCCGTCTTCTTCCAGAAGATGCGTCAGGATCATACGGTAAGATCGTAGATCGTACATTTGGTCAATCATAATCTAATTTTAGATTAAGGCAAAAGCCCATCTCTTATGAGGTGGGTTTTTTGTTTTGCCTGTGATAGAATAGATAAATCATGGCAACAACAGTTTATCAAAATAAAATAATAAATCTTATTGATGGAACAGAACTAGAAATTATTCCATTAAAAATAAAATATCTTCGTGAATTCATGGAGGCTTTTGAAGATGTAAAAAAAGCCAAAGACGATGACGAAGCAATAGATTGCTTAATGGAATGCGTTAGAATTACCATGAAACAATATTATCCAGGAATAGCGTTAAAAAAGGATGACATAGAAGACAGTTTTGACATGCCTACAATATATACAATTTTGGATGTTTCGGCAGGAATAAAAATAAATAGAGGGTCAGAAGAAACTGTTAAAACTCAGGCAACAGAGAGTGGATCAACTTGGTCTGATTTAGACTTAGCAAAAATTGAGGCTGAAGCCTTTTTGTTGGGTATCTGGAAAGATTATAAGGAATTAGAGGAGTCTTTGTCTATGCCAGAGTTAATGGCTACACTTTCTAGTCGTAGAGAACTTGATTATGAAGAAAAAAAGTTTCTTGCTGCAATTCAGGGGGTAGATTTAGATAAGCAGTCTGGGTCGTCACGGGGACAAAAAGAATGGGAAGACATGAAGGCTAGAGTGTTCAGTAAGGGTGCAACAAATGATAGTAAAGATATTTTAGCGCTCCAAGGACAAAATGCTAAAAAAGCAGGGTTTGGCATTGGCATGGGCTTAGAGTACGAAGACTTAACAAAATAAAATAATAAAAAACAAACAATCGTCATGCTATAATTGACATAGCCTATAGGAGGAAAAATCAATGGCAACAAGCACGTATGAAGAGGTAGAACTAGTTCTTTTGGACGGTACAAAGATTAAAGCAAGACCGCTTAAAATCTCATTACTTCGTCCATTTATGAAGAAGTTTTCAGAACTAGCAGAGGTGGCAGAAGATAATGACAAGTCAACGACTGTCCTTATTGATTGTGTTCAAATTGCTATGAAGCAATATAAGCCAGAAATTGCAGATGATGCTAAAAAGTTAGAAGAAAATATTGATCTTCCAACTGTTTATAAAATTATTGAATCTGCTTCAGGGGTAAAACTTCAAGATGCAAATGCACTCTTGAACACAGTTCTTGCAAACAACTAAACAATGAGGTGACAAATGAGTGATGTTAATGCCAAAATTGGCGTACAAATTGATACGTCGCAGGCGTTAGCGGAACTTAAAAGTTTACAGCGACAGTTAGCACTATTCCATACTTCGGTATCAAAGGGTAGTGCTTCTGCTGCTGCTCAGCAACGAAACATGCAGCAGAATCTGCTGAACTCAATAAATGCTACTGGCAAATTCTCAGCACAAATGGGTGTCGTTAGAACATCCACAGAGTCTTTTACAAATGCTCTTGAAAAAAACAAACTTTCAATGCGGGAGTACTTCCGCTACGCTGGTGGATCTACAAAAACATTTGGAAGATTATTTAAATCAGAATTTGACACAATTGGCAAGGTAGCGCAAGATCGTGTAAAAAGATTACAAACACAATATATTAAATTAGGCCGTGATGCCAGCGGTGCAATGAAGGCTATTTCTGTTACTCCAACTAGCCTAAACATGAAAGATTATGGCACACAGGTTGCACTAGCAGCACAGAAACAGGCACTATTTAATCAGTTAGTAAAACAAGGTTCAACCAATCTTTTAAATTTTGGTAAAAATACACAGTGGGCAGGTCGCCAACTTATGGTCGGCTTTACAATTCCGCTTGCCTATCTTGGAACTGTCGCTGGAAAAACTTTTATGGATCTTGAAGCACAGGCCATTAGGTTTAAGCGTGTATATGGAGATATATTTACAACAACAGAACAAACAAATGAGGCTCTTAATAATGTAAGAGAACTGGCAGAATCATTTACTAAATATGGAGTTGCAGTTGTAGATACGATGAAGATGGCAGCAGATGCTGCAGCAATGGGTAAGACTGGAGCAGACCTTACTGCACAGGTTGCACAGGCTACTAGACTTGCTGTTCTTGGCGGGGTAGAACAAGGACAAGCCCTAGAAACAACTATATCTATTACAAACGCATTTGGTACAGCAGCAGAAGATTTAGCAAAGAAAATAAACTTCCTTAACGCAGTTGAAAACCAAACAGTCGTATCTATTGAAGATTTGACTATTGCAATTCCTAAAGCAGGTCCAGTTGTAAAGCAACTTGGTGGAGATGTTGAAGATTTGGCATTCTTCTTAACAGCAATGAAAGAAGGCGGAATCAATGCATCAGAGGGTGCTAACGCACTTAAGTCTGGTTTAGCATCACTTATTAATCCAACTAAAAAGGCATCTGAGATGCTTGCAGATATGGGAATTAATATCAAAGCCATTGTTGAAGGTAATCAGGGAAATATTCAGCAAACAGTAATTGATTTTTCCAGAGCACTAGATACACTTGATCCTCTTAATCGTGCTCGTGCAATTGAACAGTTGTTTGGTAAGTTCCAGTTCTCACGTCTATCAACACTATTCCAGAACGTAACCAAGGATGGAACACAGGCTGCAAAAGTTCTTGGGTTGACAACAAATTCTGTTGAGCAACTCGCAATTATGTCTGAAAGAGAACTTGGAGTTTTAGAGGATGCGGTTGGAACTAAGTTTAAAAAAGCAATTGAAGATCTTAGATTAACACTTGAGCCAGTTGGTAAAACATTTTTAGAAGCAGTAACACCAATTGCACAATCAGTTGCAGGTTTATTAGATAAGTTTAATAACCTTGGGGATGGCACAAAGAAATTTATTGTAATTGCAACAACGCTGGTTGGAATAATTGGTCCAGTATTATTAATGACTTTTGGTTTGCTTATGAACGCAGTGGCAAACGGCATAAAACTATTTGCAATAATGCGTACAGGATTTTTAAAACTTGGTGGAAATAGTAAAATCCTTGCAGAACAAACAAATTATTTATCAGTAGAACAACTAGAGGCTGCAACAGTAGCAGCATCACTAAACCAAGCACACAATAGGCTTACGCAGCAATTTAATATTGAGGCATCTGCTGTTAGAGCACTTCGTCAAGCCTATATTGATGCGACAGTAGCAGCAGCAAACTTTGCTAGAGCCAACCCAGGAATGATGATGCCTGGCAAAGGCGGGGTACCAAAGAAATTTGCAAGAGGAACTGCATCTGTACCAGGAAGAGGTAATAAAGATAATGTTCCTGCAGTACTTATGCCTGGAGAAGCGGTTATCCCAACAGACATTGCACAAAACCCACAAGTCCAGCCAATTATTGAGGCATTGCTTAGTGGTAAACTTCAGGCATTTGGCAATGGTACTGGAAATGCACAACCATTTGCTAACTCTCCACAGTTCCAACCAGTAATGGATCTAAGTGGACCTTCATCACAGGTTCTTAATACTAATCCAAGCCAAGTAAACGACCTTCTTGCAGGCAGATCTAGAACAACAGAAACCAACGAAGCCTTTGCTGCAAGAAGCGCAGCACTTCTTGCAAGAATGAATGCAAGAAAAAATCCAACTAAATCAAACTTAGTATTTGGACATGCCGTAGATCATAAACAAGTTTCTGGAGCAAAGGTTTCAGAACAATTTAGACAACTTGGTTTTGGAAGAGAGAATTTATATACTGCTGTTGGATTTGACATTCCTAAAGAGATGAACTCTCAACTAAATAGAAAAAATTCAACAGTTACTGCTGGAGACTATAGACGAGCAATTCTTGATGACAACTCTTTAAGGACAATGACAATAAGTCTTTCAAAGCAGGGAATTCCAGATACAGATGCACTTAGAGTTGCAAAAGAAATTAGAACAAATTTATTAAAATCTTTAAATTCTTTACCAGATAGTGCCTTAATTAATGACAAGATGATTTATTCTAGAATGGGTAACGAAAGATCTGGAATTATGGGTGCTCTTGCAAAATCTACAGATCCAATTGTATCTAGATCAGCAAGAACATTACTTGGCGCAGCATCTACAAGTGCTGTTGGCGGATCAAAAATTAAAACAGATAAGTTAAAGTCAATTGATGATGTTATTAGGGCTGTACAAAAAACTAATTCAAATCCAATATTAGTTAAAAAATTAAATGAGTTAAAGGCGATTGATCCAAAACTATTAATTCCAACCAGTTTAAATGATAAAGGTGAAATTGTTGCTTACCGCAGACCTGAAATAACAGGTGGAAAAATTACAAAAAATAATGTAATCAATGGATTAATTGATGGAAAGTTTAAGTCACAAAGAGAATTCCTTGGTGGAGGCAGACAAGTCCTCAAGATTACTAAGTCAATGAATGATCGTTTTGATAGATTAATTAGTAAACAACCTCAAAAAGAAACTGTTGCTGTTAGAGCAAGAGGAGAATATAAGGTTGATGCAAAAGGTAATTTAATACCATTAACTGGACAAAATACTGAAAGAAAACCAGCATCTATTCAAACAACAAGCAGAAATGTTTCAGATAATAGAACAACAACACTTAATCCAAACGAAACTGTAGTTCAAAGAATGCGAAGACTTCGTGGGTTTGCAAATGCACCACAAGTTGATCCAAAAACTGGAAGAACTACACTTGGAGAAGTATCACAATCAGCAAGGCTGTCTCGTGCTCAGTTGTTAGCAGCAGTAGAAAAGATAAGTTTAAAAGAGGCCAAACGGCGCATTGCAGCAGAGGGCAAACTAACAAATGCAATGAATGAGTCTACAGAGGCTCAAAAAACAACAAAGCAAAAGTTATCAGAGTTTAGTTCAAAGGCAAGTCTTGGTATAGGTGCAGTTTCTGGACTTACAATTGCAGCATCTTTTGCTGGCGGTAAATTAGGAGAAATGGCTCAAACAATAATGCCATTTGTTTTTGGGCTACAAGGAATTACAATGCTTCTTCCTATGCTTGCAAATCCTTGGGTTGCAATAGTAGCAGCAATTGCATTAGTAGGTGGAATATTAATAAAAATGGCTAAAGATATAGAAAAGGCAAGAAAAGAAGGAGTTGATCTTGCTAATGCTATGTCTATGACATCTAAAAAGTTAGTAGATTTATCGGTCATTGCGGGAACAGTTAGTGCAAGTGAAGAGGCTGCAAGAAGAAGAAAAAATATTGTTTCTGGCACAGTTGAAGGACAACGACAATTTGGGCAAAATGTTTTAGGAAGCGAATTTGGAAAACAAATACTTGCAGACATACAAGTTCAGGCTAAAAGTGGTAAATCAGTTAAAGAAATATCTCAAAACCTTGCTAATAATTTAGCAGTTGCAGTTGCACAAGGAGCAGTAACAACAAGTCAAGCAAGAAGTATTGCTGCAGCACTTGGAGAAGAACTTGGAAGTTATGAGATACCAGCACTTGTCAGTGGAAAACTTGTATCTATTCTTGGTCCAAATGGAGAAAACCTTGCTAATGATCCATTACAGGTAACACTACAAATACAAAAAGATTCTATGCAACGACAGGCTGATTCACTTAAAACAGCAATTGATGGTGCTATTAGTGAGTCAACTGTTCCAAACGTATTATCAAGACTTGCTGGATTTGGACTAATTGCTGGTGGTGTGGCAGCAACCGTTCTTACTGCTGGAGCAGCAGCGCCAGTAGGCGCAGCAGCAGCAGCCACAGGTGCTGGTCTTATGGTTGGTGGAGAATACGATGCTAATAAGAGAAAAGCCGTAAATGTTAAACTTGCAGCAGCAGCAGTTGAACTTGGAATACAAGAAGTAGCACAAAATCAAGGACTTGTAGATTCATTAAATAAACAATATGATATAAAATTAAAATCTGCAAAAACAGAACAAGAAATAAAAACAATTCAAGATGAAAGAAAAATTGCTCTTGATCAATTAAATTCAAGTAATGCAAAAGCATTAGCCTTGTTAGTAGGTCAAAGAAATCAATTAGGCGAAGAAGCATTTACTAAAGGTATTAAGGCAGCAGCAGATGCAATGTATAAAGAAGGTCCTATGGCTGTCTTTAAAGATCAGGCAATAGAGGCTTTAAATAAATTAAAAGATTCAAACTTTAAGGCACAATTGCAAATAGGTCTTGCTTCTGGACAAGTTAGCCCAGCAGTCATTACAAAAATTCTTTCAACTGCAGCAGGAAACAAGGGATTTGAAGCATCATTTAACCTTTTGGTTGATAAGCAAGGGCTTGCAGATGCTGCATTGATAGCAGAATTATTACCAACAGATGGTGCTACAGATACAAGTAGAACCCTTATGCTTTCATATATTAATAATAATAGTGAAGATTTTGATAAAGATATGCAGGCTTTAAGTTTCTTAAATCAAATAAATCCTACATATGGAATTACTCTTGACCTTAAGGCCAATGGAGTACAGCAATTAGCAACAGCAACAAATGCATTAAGACAAGTTGAAACACTTCCAGACAAATTGACAAAAGAGGCAGTTGCAAAACTTGCAGAAGAAAAGCCAGGAGAGTGGAAAGCATTTTATGATCAATGGGCGATATTATCTGAGGGTAAAGATGTTATAAATAAAAACTTAAAGGTTGCTTTTGATGTTGTCTCTAATGATCCAAACTTTAAGGGTTTTGGTGCTTCTGCTGGCAAGAATGTAGCAGATTTAATTGCAAAAGGTGGTATTTTACCAGGTCCGATTCCAACAGGACCAGCCACACCACCTTCTTCAAATAAAACTAGAGATACATTCCTTGATGACTTATTAGTAAAATTAAAGTTGTTTAGAAAAGAATCTGTAAATGCTACTGGTGGCTGGAACGAGTTATTAAAACAACTTGGCAAAGGTAAAACAATAGATGGCTTTAATGGTGTTGTCAATAAATTATCAAAACTAAAAGTTAATGAAAGTGTTTTGCAATTTGCAGAAGGACTAGATGCAGAAAATGCTGCAAAATTCTTTAATAAAGTTACAGATAAGGCTAAAAATGGAAAATTAGTTTTAAATCAATACGGCAAAGCACTTAATCAATTATTCCCTACAGTTCAGGCTGGAACTTATTTAAGAGCACAAGAAAAAATAAAAAATGAAAACAATATACAAATTAAAGCATTGGAAATTCTTAAGAAAAAGGGCGTTGATGCAGCCACTGCCTTAAAAATGCTTGAAGATCCAGCGATGGCAGCAGCAGTTGCAACTGGCAAGATAAGTCCTGAAGCATTTACTAAGATGGCTGACGAAACAAAGAAAGCAACTGTTGAGGCCAGAAAATTTGAAGCAGCATTAAAGGCTGTTCAATTTGAAGCAGATGAGTTAGCAGAAGGTGCAGCAGAACAGTTAAGCGAAAGATTTGATTTTGGATTTCTTGAAATTGAAAGAAAGGCAAGAGCAGCATTTAAGTCAATAAATAAAATGACTCCAGAAGAAATGGAGTTAAGCGTTGCTCTAGATGAAAGATCAATTGATAAAATACAAAATACGATTGGTGATATTAATTCAAAGATTAAGTCTTATAATCGTACTCTTGATTTGATTGGTAGACAAGAAACTGCAATCACCGAAACGTATGACCAAAAAATTGATTCTTTGAATAAACAGAGAGATGCTCTGGAATCAATAAAATCAATAAATTCATTTTTAATTTCACAACAACAAAAACAACTTGGCATTGCTAATGCATTAACACAAGGTGACATTTCTGCTGCAGCAGCAGCAGCACAAGAAATGAGAGCAGAGTCTGCACAAGAATCTTTGAATAGAATGGGTGTTGGATTAGAAACTGCAGCGACTAATTTAGAATTACAAAAACAAAGGGAATTGTCTTCAATTACAGCAGTTGTTAATGGTCAAAAATTAACTAGAAAGCAAATTGAAACAGAGATAATTACTTTAAGTGATCAAATTTATAATATTGAAGTAGTACAACTTGAGCCTTTACAAAGACAAGCAGATATAAAACGACAACTTTTATCGGACCTTGCATTCCAAATTGACAGAGAGCAAAAATCTTTACAGATTAATGGAATGACAAGACAAGAGTGGAATTTTATTCAGCAATATGTAGAGGCATCTAATAAAGAATCAAATAGCCTAAAGATTAATATAGATGGAATTGCAGCATCTTCCACTACAGCATCAGGTGCATGGGCAAGTATTCTTGCATCAATGCAGGCTGCATCAACATTAAGTTTTAACACTCCAACAAATACGGGCACCCCATTTGGACAGGCAGGCTCAACCACAGGATCAACAACATCAACAACATCAACAACAAAAAAATCAACTGGATCAACAGTTACAGTAAAGTCTGGCAACACATTAAGTGGAATTGCATCAAAAGCAGGAGTTAGCCTTGCAAGTGTAATTAAGGCTAATCCACAAATTAAAAATCCAAGTTTGATTAAACCAGGACAGGTTATTAAGATACCAGGAAAAATGTATGGTGGCATGGTTAAGCCAATGAGTATGGGTGGTATGGTTCCTAAGTATCTTGCTACTGGTGGACGCATAGGCTCTGATAGTGTACCAACAATGCTTACCCCTGGAGAATTCGTAATGAATAAGGGGGCGACTGCAGAGTTTGGCCCAATGTTATCAATGCTAAATGAGTCAAAATATCCATCAATGATCGGAAACAGAATGGGCGCACAGGTTCCAGTTAATAATGTTTCAACGTCTGTAAGCGATAACTCAACGGCAGTGTATAATTATAATTTAGGCTTTAGCATTAATGGAAGTAACTCAAACGCCAATGACATTGCTAGAGTCGTAATGAGAGAAATTAAAAATGTTGATGCACAAAGAATTAGGGGGCAAAGAGTCTAATGGCTACTAGTGCTTATTTGACGGGTAGACGAAGGTATACAAGACCACAGGGCATATTATGGGCAAACAACCCTGGAACGCTCTCTAATGGCCTATACGTGCCAAATGGCATAGAGGTAGGTGCAGATACAGAAGAAACAGATGTTAATCTGTTAGACCAGTTTATCATTTTGTCTGATCACAATAGGGGTGAAATGCAATTTAATACCCAAAGAATTGAACAAAGAACAAGAACTATAAATGGTCGTATGCGTTCATATCATATTGCAGATAAGTTGAGTATGTCTGTATCTTGGAGTATGCTTCCTTCAAGAGGATATGCAGGATTGGCTAGTTTTAATGAAACAACAGGTATAGCACCAAGTGAAGGATCTATATCAGAATATACAGCAGACGGTGGTGCTGGTGGAGTAGAAATTCTTGATTGGTATGAAACTCACCAAGGGCCTTTTTGGATGTACCTTGCTTATGATAAGTATACAAACTTACAAGGGCAAGAATACAAGTATGATGGTTTAAACAGATACAATCAAATCATTCAAGTTTATTTTGCAGATTTCAATTATTCCGTGGTAAAGCGTGGTGCAACAAATCATGATCTTTGGAACATATCGGTAACACTGGAAGAAGTTTAAATGTTTGAAAGTACTGAGTTAAAAAATCACTTTGAAACATCTGCAACAATACAAACAGAGTCCTTAGTTCTGGCTGAGTGGAATATGAATATGCCAGACAACATATTTAAACTTGGAAATTATAGATATAGACCTCAAGAACAAAGTTCTCAAGTTTTAACATTAATAAATACTTTTGATCCAGCAGATACTGGTTTATTTTATACAGGTGCAACAGATGCAGATGTTGTTATTGATGGGGGGTTTGAGGACAATGATACACCACAAGTTTTTACCTCAACGAAAGAAAAAGTTAAACTTTTATATTCTTTAGAAGATTGTATAAAGCCTTTTAGACCAAGGTCTGGAATTAATAAGGCAGCATTTTTTAACGGAAGATATCTAGCAAACTCTGGAAAAGATATTGCACGACGACCAAGATACTATATGCCATCTAGATATGATCAATTTAAATACTGGACTTCTTTTAGAACTGAGGGTGGTACTGAAAGAGGTATTGCAAAAACAGTAGTTAATGGAAATTATTACATAGATGATGCCGTTCCTTTTGTTGTATATAAAAATAACGTACCAACAAATAGAATCGTAGTAAAAATGCAAACTAATGTTGGCGATATAAATCTTGGAGATTTTACGGATATTTCTAGAACATTTGCAGATCCACTATATGGCAATGCAAATAAAACAACTCCAACAAGGTGGAAAATTCAATACCTTGAAGGAGACAATTGGGCCGATGCATATGCTTTTAATGAAAATGATTTAAGAGAAGATGGTTCTGAAATTATTTCTAATGATGGATATATTGAATTGCAATATGCACTAAAAAATATTCCAGATAAATTTAAAGATAATTTTGTTTTAGCAGAAACATTTTCCTCTTCAACACTATTGCCAACAGAATCAGTTGATGGATATGCATATTTAATTATTGAAAATGAAGGAGAGGCTGGAGTATTTTATGTTTGGAACTCAACAGCAGAAGAATATGAAACATTTATTCCTTCATATGGTTGGATTTTAGGAAATGAAAAAATTGACAATAAAACAAATTTTGTAACAGACCTAACATCACCACTATCTTTTACAGAAACAGCAAATGGAAAAATAGTTTATAGAGAGTTTCAAAATATTCGTGGATTAAGAATTGTTGTAGAAAAAATGAATAAGTTTGACTCTACTTTTGATTTAATTGAAATGTCACCAAGGCTTGTTGTTAATATATCTGATAAGGTTATAGAATATAATGTAAAAAAAATGCTTTCAGATTTAGGAAATTCTTCTTTGCCAGTAGGTCAGTTGTTGGCTTCAACTGGAAATCTTTCTATATTTGATGATGATCAAGCATTTAACGATAACAATAGCAATAGCATTGTTAGTAATTATATTCGTAAAAATATAAAGTTTAATTTTTATGAAAAAATATTAAATGTGAGTGGATATGATTATTGGGTACCTATTAAAACCTTATATTCAGATGGTTTTCCACAAGCAAACGTAACTGCTGGAACATTAGACTTATCTTTAAGAGATTTTTATTTCTTTTTAGAATCTATGCCAGCGCCACGAATGTTGGTTACAGAGGTATCACTTAGTTATGCTATTACTTTAATTCTTGATTATATTGGATTTAGTAATTATATTTTTTATAGAAACACAGATGAGCCAGAAGCAATAATCCCATACTTCTTTATTGCACCAGATCAAACTGTAGCAGAAGTTTTGAATCAATTAGCGGTAGCAACACAAAGCGCAATGTTTTTTGATGAATATAATAATTTTGTTGTAATGAGTAAAAATTATATGCTACCAAAAGAAAGCGATAGGGACACCAATCTTATTTTGTCTGGATCAAATAATCAGTCTGTTAGCGGAATAATTGAAAACCAGACATCAGGAACTTTGCCTAATATTTTATCAATAGCATCTGAGGATAAAAAAGTTTATAATAATGGAAAAATTAATTATACAACTAGATACATTCAAAGATCTTATGGAAATATTCGTCAAGCAAGTATGATTGATAAAGAAAAAACTTGGATATATAAGCCAGCATTACTTTGGGAAGCATCAGGAACTGATTCAACAAAAACAATTAATGAGGTTGCATCTAGACAGTCAAAGTATGTTCTTGGTGCAATGCCAATAAACTCAGATCTATCTAATAGCATTCCAACAGTAGTTAATCATAAAATTCAAAACAATGTAATAGATCTTGGAGAAAATGTTTATTGGCTTACTAGGTATCAAGGATATTTTTATTCTAATGGAGAAATAATTAGATATGATGCTGCTCAATTTAATGTTACGCTTGCAATTTGGTATCCTGTTCAGTCAGATGGATCTCTGCTAGAGTCTTCACCACAAATTGTTTTACCTGGAAGATTAGCCCCAACTAGTTTTATTGATAATTTAGATAAAAGGGTTGCAGGTGGAGAGATTACTGAAGCGCAAAAGGGTCAAGAAATTCAGGCATGGAGAAGTTCACATAGGCAGGGTAGTAGCAATGTCTGGATTACAAGTAATCAGGAATATCAAAATTATTTTAAATCATTGCCTTTTAATGGAAAAATATACCCTACAGGATTGGTGAGAATATATACTGTTCCTTTTTATGAAACAGTTGATGGCATTACTCGTTTACAAAATGGTTCAGTTTATGAGCACGGACGTGCACAATTTGGAACACCAATCACCACACACTCTGCAGGAATAAATTCATATTGGTCAAATAATGACTATGTGAAAGGGTGCGAAATGAAAACAGAGTACTTGTTTACAACATCGCTACTTGAGGACATATCAATACCATCAACAACGACTGGTGCAGCAGGAATTAATAATATAAAGGCAAGACAAACATCAAGAAATGGAACTATCAAAAACTTTATGTCTTCCAGTTATTCAACTGAAACATTGGTTAACAGCACATTATCAACCCAGTCTGGAACAATACAGTCTTCTGCTTTGGTTATGAATGGTCCATCATTTACTACAACAGAAAAGCCCATTGATTTAGTTTCATATGTTTACAAAAATTTAAACAATGCATACAAACATTTTGGGGCCAGAGTAAGAATTATTGGAAAAATTGAAAACAATGAGATTCGTAGTCAAACTCCAACAGGAAGCGTTACGTACTATCAAGTTGCTGGAGTAAGGCCAGATCAAAACGTAAATATTGGAGGAGGATCTGGCGGTTTGGCAGTATTGCTTAATCCAGAAACAAACAACGGCTATTATTTTGAAATTGTTGCTTTAACAGAGCAAAATGTAGAGTCATACTTAAATCTAGATAAAAATAATAAATCTAGTATTTCAATTAACAACGTGGTATTTTATAAAATTAAAAAGAACTCTTCAAACACAGAAGCAATACCTGTAAAACTTTGGGGCGGATTGTCAAAAATAATAGTTGATGATGGTAGGTTTACAGGACAGTATAGGATGACTGGTGAAGAAAATCCAACAGTTTATGACTTGGCTGTAGAATATCAGGATATAGGAAAAATTAGAAGGTTCTTTTTGTATATCAATAATCAGTTAGTTCAGGTTGTAGATGACCCAGATCCACTTCCAGTGTATAACAATATGGCCCCATTTGTTCGTGGATCTTCTAGGGTTATGTTTGAAAATATTTATGCATTATCTGAAAACTATTCTCAAAATAGTGTTTTTACAGTTGGAGAAACTCTTTCATCAGCATTTGGAAATAAAGAAATAAATGCTAGTGAATCTTTTAGAAGGTATGCTATGAGCGGAATTATTCAATCAACCTATCTATCTGGAATTAGTTCTCAAGAATCTCCTAAATATAATTTATATTTTGAAGAATTTGGTTCAATTATGAGAGAATGCTCATATTTTAATATTAAATATGATCGTGCATATCCCGCTCTTTATGCTCAAATATCTCCAACATTTAATAAAATAAAGGGTTATACAACATCTGGGTTTTATGCTGATTCTTATGGTGCTGAGTTTTTAATTTTTAACGCTACAGATACAGCAATCAATCTTGACGAAACTAGCGGAAATTATTTAAGAGTTCAAGGTATTACCTTCACTCAAGATACAACCCATGAATTAACAGTTGACGAATATTTTAAAAAGCGCAGTAATTTTTCTAATCCACAGTTAACTAGTTCTTCTCAAATTATTTCTCCACTTATTGAAAAAGAAAAATTTGATAACATTAAATTAAGTAGAATGATATATGGTAATAATGATTTTACCTTAGATACTCCATATATCCAAACACATGACGATGCTGAAAATTTAATGGGATGGCTTATAGATAAGTTAATGGTACCTAAAAAATCTATTGGGGTAAAGATTTTTACAACTCCAACTATACAACTTGGCGACATTGTTACAGTTGACTATAAGGATTCTAACAATTTGGACCTAGTAACAAAAAATACTTCTAGGTTTATAGTATATAGTATTGATTACACAAGAAGATTAAGTGGTCCTGAGATGATGCTTTACTTGGCGGAGGTGTAATATGGGTGCTTATGATGATGGAGGAATGACTAGAGCCATTGCTGCTGCTAAGGCTGCTGGGATTCCAACACAAAGTGCAGGTACCCCATTTGGTCAAGCAGGTTCAGGTGCTCCAATTAAAGTAACCGTTGAAAGAGGCGATACTCTATCATCTATTGCAAAAGAGAACAATACAACGGTTAAGGCAATCCTTGCTGCTAACCCAAAATTTACTGAAGATCCAAAGTATAAAGGTGGCAATACGATATTTGCTGGAACAACCGTAAAGATTCCACCAAAGGCTTCAAAGCCTTCTACTGTTTCGGCTGCCCCAACACCAACATCAACACCAACATCAACTTATTCTCCAGGAGACTTTAGAAAAGCAGAAGAAAAATCTAACGAACCATTTTATGAGTCACAAAAAGTAGAAGATGTAAAAGAAGTTTATCTTGTGCCAAAGAATTTTATACCAAACATAACACCTACCCCACTCACTCCATCAACAATATCTGCAACTGTGGCAACACCACCACCGCCTCCAGTTAAAACTGCAACTCTTGATATTATTTTATTTGATGACGAAGCAACCACTGTAGATACTATGGCAGATTTAATATTTGAAAATATTGGAGGGCAAGAATTAATCAATATTACAAGATCTGACATTGTTAATGGTCAAAAAATATCCTATCAACCTATAAAAAACCTATCATCTATACAACAAAGATATAATCCAAACAACATCCTTAGTCTTCAACAAACCGCAGATAAATATTTTGCTGGTTTTTCAATAAAATTAGAGGATAAAATTCCAAATGAGGGCAATGGGGCAAATGGAGAAAATGTCTATATTGAAGAGGGTACTGGCGATTTAATTATTGAGTTTGTTAATATAAACAATGATGAGCAAATTGAGGTACAAATTACCTCAGATGGTACAATATATGAAGCGAATCTTGGAGAAATAAACTCATGATAACTAATACTGGTAAAACCATTATTGCAAAATATTTGCTTGGACAAGCGCCAGCATATGCTTCATATCTTGCTATTGGTTGCGGGGCTACACCATTGACTACTGGAGATCCACTTGGAAACTATTCAACAAAACAAAATTTAGATTTTGAAATGTTTCGTGTTCCAATATCTTCAAGAGGTTTTGTAAATGAAAATGGGTTAGATAAAATTGTTTTAACTGCAGAGTTACCAACAGAAGAAAGATATGAAATTTCTGAAATTGGAATTTATTCTGCTGGATCAAACCCTTCTGCAGGTGCCTATGATAGTAAAACTGTGTTTGCTTTTACGCAAACTGAAAACTGGCAGCACCATACAACAGAATCAGCGGTAGCAATCAATACGTTTTCTGCTGCACTAGACGCACCAGAATATGACAATATTATTTCAGTTGCAGATAGCGTATTTCAAACAAGCGGAGACAACCCAATATTTTTTAAATCTCCAAGAATTGAAAGATACGAAAGACCAAGATTTTTAAATAATGTTATTTTAATACAAGGCGATGATTCTGATATTACAATTAATGAAGAAAGTGGGGCAGCGCAGGATCATTTCGTAATAGAGCCTGGATCAAATCACATACATTTAACTGGTGCTAATATTGATTTTACAAGAAACTCTCCAACAGATGAGTTACGCTTAGCCTTTTCATTAATAAGTAAAGATGGTGCGTCTGCAACAACTCCAGAAAATGTAAGAATAATGGTTGAGTTTGCATCAACAGAAACAGAAACTGCAGAATATGCTAGATTTGAAGCAGAAGTTGTTGATGATAGTAGTGGTGGAGCCTATGATTTTTCTACAGATAGGTATTTTGTAGTAACAAAACAACTTCAAGAATTATATACAAGTGCTAATTTTACATGGAATGCTGTTACAGTGGTAAAAATATATGCTTGTGTTATTGATGCAGGAGTTCCGTCCAATAACTATTATGTAGCATTAGATGCAATGAGATTAGAAAATATTGCCACAATTAATCCACTTTATGGTTTAACTGGGTACTCAGTAATTCAAAATATAGATGCATCAACTATTGTAAAAAGTCCTAATACTAGTAATTATATTGAATTTAGATTTTCAGTTGGTGTAACATAATGTCTGATTCAGGAATTAAAAAAATAAGAATAAGACAAAAGAACCTTCCTACAATAGACGTAAATGAAGAAGGATATATTTTAAAATATAGAGTAATTTCTGAAGATAAAAACAGAACGTCGCAATGGTCACCAACATCAATTGTTCAACCAGACTATACTTACGTTTCTGGAGATATATCTTTTAATAAGTCAGGACAGGTTGCAACCCTAGCCTGGGATTCTGTTTCAATACAAAAAGATGGAGTTGAAATTAGAAAAGCACACGAGTTTGATATTTGGCTAAGATGGGACAGAAATGATAATGGAGATTGGATTTATAAACAAAGAATTGACGGAGCAAACATTTCTTTTCCAATTCCCAATACATACACAATAGGCGGAGTAGTTCAAGGATCTGCACCAAACAAACTTTCAGCAGAAATATATTTAAAAGGAACCCCAATTACTAGGGAGTCTACTTTATTATTAGTTTATGAAGATGGTCCACACACCGTTTAATGATATACTTTAATAGGAGGAAATAATGGCAAAAGTACCACTACCAGAAAGAGGGCAGCCTCTTGATGTCACATATTTATATAGTTTAGTTGATGCTGTGAACGATCTTTCTACACAGATTGCATCTACAACTGCAAATAAAACAGTTATAGATACTGTAAGTGCTGGCAAACAAGAAATTAAAACTTCTAGTTCAAGAATAATTGGTGGTTATGTTGAAGTTGCCAATAACTCAACAGTTTCTGCTGGAAATGAAAGAACATTTACTTATGATTTTAAAGATTTTAAATACCCTCCAATTGTTTCTGCTACACCAGTTAATATTGGTCAAACTCCAGCGGGACAAAATGTAAGTGTTATTTTAAAAAGTGTTACAGAAACAAGAGTTGAAGGTGTTGTAAGATTTGGGGCCTCTGGTGATCTATCTCTAGCAGTACATTTAATAATTGTTGGAATTCCAAACTAAAGGACAATTTGATGATTACTTGCACAAAATGCAAGGGCAGAACTTTTATTGATAGGCAATACAGTAGTGTTCAACACATAGAAACTTATTGCGTCGTGTGTGGGCTGAGAAAATTTTTTCATCCACCATCAGAAAGTGAAGAGGGAAGATGGTTACTAGCAAAGGAATTATACAGGGCGAAATTTACAATAACGAAACTGTAATAAAAGGAAATCAAAAAATATGGTTTCTAAATAATGATCTAGTAAGAATTCATCACAGTTCACGTTCTACTGGAATGGTTTCTTTTTATAATATAACTAAAGACAGAATTGAAACTTGTTTGCGTTCAGATTTTAGAAAAAATAGAGAAAGAGCCTATACTGTTTCAGAGACTGCTAAGTTAATTAATCGTCATAGAAAATATATGCCCAAGTTAATTAAAACTGGAATGATTCCTCCACCAGTTGGTGCAAAATTAAATGGTGAACGTGGATTTAGAATAAGATCTTATTATTCAGAAAGCATGGTTAGGGATATTCGTGCTATACTGGCTACTATACATATAGGACAACCAAGAAAAGATGGGCTTATAACAAATAACATGACACCCACAAGCCAAGAATTGACACGGCGAATGGGAGACGGTATACTTACATATACAAAAACAGAAGATGGCAGGTTCATTCCTGTTTGGGCAGAAAATATTTAGCAATAGAAATGGTGGGGACAATGGAAAACGAAAATACAAAAATATCGGTAGCACTTGGATATACTCTTAATTTGGGTAATTTTCAATCACTAAGGTTTGATTTTGGCATAGTTGACTCAAAGCGTGATGGTGAAAATACAGAACAGGCCTTTGAAAGAGTTTATAAATTTGTTGAAGATAAATTAACTGAAAAGGTCAAAGAAGCAGAAGCAGAGTCAGACAGTAAAGACTAATGGCTGACCGCAAAGACCGAATGGCTTTGCTCAGTAGATTTAATAAGTTTTACCTGCAAAGGTACGAGCAAAAGTCTAATATGAATCTCAACGTAGAACAATGGGCTGCTGATGCTTTGGTAGAGTCATATGGAATCAAGGGGTGTTATGATTTATTGGATTATTATTTTCGCATAGCACAAGAGCCTTCCTGGAATTATTTTGCGTATAATGCAGAAAAAATTCTTAATGGTAAACTAGAGATAGAAGAAGATCTTAAACAAAGAGCAGCATCAAGACAAAAAGCAAAGGAGTGGCTAAGTGAATAATACAGAGGCAAAGTTAATCACAGCAGTACTCAATGATAAACAGATTCATGTTTTGTTACAGGCTAATGTTGAAAATCTTTTAAGAACGCACAACGATGTGTGGAATTTTATTAGACTATATTCAGAAAACAATCAATCGGTTCCTCCAGCATCTTTAGTAGTAGAAAAATTTAGAGACTTTACTACGGTAGATGGAGTTGGATCAACAAAACATCACCTTGAAGAATTACAAACAGAATATTTAAATGATAGCCTAAAGGATATTTTGCGTAATGCAGCATCTGAAGTTCAGGTTGGAAATGGGTCCAATGCTCTTGAGCAATTAATTACAAAAACATCTGAGTTAAAAAAGAATACTTCTGCTATTCGTGATATTGATGCAACAGACTTGGAGTCTGCACTTGCATACTATGAGAATGTGCAAAAACAAAAAGAGACTGGTCAAGTTGGCATCAAGACTAATCTTCCAGGGTTTGATAACTACCTACCTTCTGGAATTATGCCAGGTCAACTTGGAGTATTTCTTGCTTACCCTGGAATCGGTAAGTCTTGGATGGCCTTATACTTTGCAGTGCAGGCATGGAAGCAAGGAAAGTCACCTTTAATAATTTCTCTTGAAATGTCTGAAACAGAAGTGCGTAATCGTGTATTTGCAATTATGGGCGAGGGTATTTGGTCCCATCGTAAATTAAGTAATGGTGAGGTAGAACTTGACATGCTTAAAAATTGGCATGCTAATAAGGTTGCTGGTAAACCAGAGTTTCATATTATCTCTAATGATAATGGTGGGGAAGTTACTCCATCAGTTATTCGTGGAAAGATTGACCAGTATAGACCAGACTTTGTTGTTGTAGATTATTTACAGTTAATGAGCCCAAATCAAAAATCAGATAATGAAACAGTACGAATGAAGAACCTTTCACGAGAACTTAAACTTATGGCTATTAGTGAAGAAGTTCCAATCATTGCTATCTCATCTGCCACCCCTGATGATGTAAAAGATTTAAGCAGCGCTCCAACACTTGGTCAAACAGCATGGTCAAGACAGATTGCCTATGATGCTGACTGGGTTATGGCTTTAGGTCGTGCTACCAATAGCGATATTATTGAATGCGTATTTAGAAAAAATAGAAATGGTTTTATGGGAGACTTTTTAGTTCAAGTAGATTTTGATAGAGGGTATTATCGTTATAAGGATTTTGAAGATGGCAAATAAAGATTCTTATACTGCGGACCAAGTTCGTCGTGTTTTAATTGGGGCAGGTGTTGACATTGAAGCAGAATATGGAACTGACTATATTGTTTTTTGTCCCTATCACAATAATAATAGAACTCCTGCGGGAGAAGTATCAAAAGATCACGGAATGTTTTTTTGTTTTGGATGTCAAACTACACGAACTTTAATTGAGTTTGTAATGCATATATCCAATAGAACGTACTTTGAGTCTATTAGATATATTAAAAGTAAAGAGCAGGAAACAAGCATTGAGGATTCTATAAACAAAGCATTAATAGACAAACCAGAGTTTGTTCAATATGATGAATTACTTATTAAAAGATTAAACAATCAAGCAATTGATTCTCCAAGAGCAATTAGATATTTTGAAGGAAGAAAAATAACAAAAGATTCTATAATTAAATTTGGTCTTGGTTATTCAGAAAAGCAAGACTCTGTAACTATACCAGTCCACTCTCCCGACGGTATGTGTATAGGCTTTGTTGCTAGAACTGTTGAGGGTAAAGAATTTAAAAATACTCCAGGTTTGCCAAAAGGAAAAATTCTTTTTAATTTACATAGGATTAAAACATCAAATATAGTTTATGTCGTAGAATCATCGTTTGATGCTATACGATTAGATCAAGTAGGTTTCCCTGCCGTTGCTACGTTGGGGGCTAATGTTTCTGCAGCACAAATAAGGCTATTGGAAAAATATTTTAATAGCATTGTATTGATTGCAGATAACGATGATGCAGGAATGATAATGAGGGATAAGTTAGTTGAAAAACTTGGACCAGTTGTCACTTCTGTATATATAGATAAAAAATATAAAGATATAGGTGATATGGATGATGAGACAATTAAAAATTTAGAGTTTCAGTTTGACAATTCTATCATCAGCATGTTAAAATAGATAAAAGCATACAAGGAGAAAAATAATATGACTATAGTAAAGGGACTAAAAAACATTAACGCCCTAGTTGACAAACCAAAATATGATGAAAATTCACCAAAGGTAAGATGGTTAAAACTTGCCGATGGTCAATCAGCAAAAATTCGTTTCATTGAGGAACTAGATGAAGACTCTGCAAATTATAATGCAGAACGTGGTCTTGCACTAGTTGTTAAGGAACACACAAATCCAAAGGACTACAAGCGCAAGGCTGTAGACACAATGGAGTCAGAGGGTCGTGACTGGGCAGAAGAAATGCACCGTAAGGATCCAAAGGCTGGCTGGAGAGCGCGTCTTCGTTTTTATTGCAACGTTTTAGTTGACGATGGCATTGAACCACCTTATGTAGCCATTTGGTCAATGGGTGTTAGCAAGCAATCAGCATTTAATACAATTCGTGAATATGCTTTAGAAACTGGCAGTATTTCAAACGTTGTTTGGAAAGTAAAGCGTAATGGCCAAGGCACTGAAACAAGTTACACAACTATTCCAGGTGCACCAGACAAAGAGCCATTTGATTGGTCCGAAGTCAAACCATACCCTCTTGAGTTGGCACTAAAGAAAATTCCTTATGCCGAGCAAGAAGCATTCTATTTGGGTTTTGACGGCCCAACAACTTCATCTGCAACCAATGTAGATTGGTAAGATGAACTACGTAGGCTTACACGTACACACACACTACTCATTATTTGATGGTGTTGCTACTCCAGAAGAATATATTGACCGAGCAGTTGAACTTGGTATGCCAGCATTGGCTATCACAGATCACGGAACCTTATCTGGGCATCGGGAACTGTACCGCATTGCAAAAGCAAAAGGTGTAAAGCCTATTCTTGGCGTAGAAGGATATTTTTGTGCTGATAGATTTGATAAGAGGGCAAAGGCAGAACGCACTGAGCCAACTGATATGGTCTATAATCACATTATCCTTCTCGCTAAGAACCAACTTGGTTTAGAAAATCTAAACAAGATCAATGAAATCGCTTGGACTGAAGGATACTTCAGCAAACCTCGTTTTGACTTTGAAATTCTTGAAAAGTATTCGGAGGGCATTATTGTTTTATCTGGATGTCTAAGCGGTATCATTGCAAAAGCACTAGAGCATGGAGAATATGCACAAGCCAAAAAGCATATTGAGTGGTTCAAGCGTGTATTCAAAGATGATTTTTATATGGAACTCATGCCACATAATGGGGCAGAAGTAAATAAACAACTTGCTGATTTAGCAGATGAATTTAAAGTTCAGACTGTGATTACTCCAGACTGCCACCATGTTGATGAATCGCAAAAAGAAATTCAAGAATTTAAACTGCTTATGAACTCTCATGCTAAAGTTCAAAAAGATGCAACATATGAAAAATCAAAAAAGAAAGGCGATATGCTGCAGCGCCTAGATTATTTGTATGGCGAAGATAGACAAATGTCGTTTAATAAATTTGACATTCATTTGCTTTCGTATGATGAAATGAAAACTGCTATGGAATCGCAGGGCATAGTTAGAGAAGATATGTATATCAACTCTATAGCAATTGCCGATAAAATAGAAGACTATGATATTAAAGATGGTCTAAACTTACTGCCAGTACAATATAAAAATCCTGCCAAAGAACTTAGATCTATTGCTATGCAAGGTTTGAAGGATCGTGGTTTAGATTTAGATAAAATTTACCTAGATAGACTGGATGAAGAATTAGAAATTATTAAATCAAAAAACTTTGATTCGTATTTTCTTGTTGTTCAGAGCATGATTGCTTGGGCTAAAAAAGAAAAAATTATGGTTGGTCCAGGTCGTGGATCTTCTGCTGGCTCTTTGGTTTGTTATGCACTTGGCATTACAGATATTGATCCTATCAAATATGGACTTTTGTTTTTCCGATTTATTAATCCAGAACGTAATGACTTTCCAGATATTGATACAGATATTCAAGACTCACGCCGTGAAGAAGTTAAAGACTATTTAGTTAGACAATATAGACATGTTGCATCCATTGCCACTTTCTTGCAGTTTACTGGCAAAGGCATTGTTCGTGATGTATCAAGAGTATTGAATATTCCTCTTTCAGATGTAAACAAAGTATTAAAAACTGTAGACACATGGGATGATTTTTGTACTTCTAAGTCAACACTAGACTTTCGTAATAAATATCCAGAAGTAGAAATATACGGAGAACAACTTCGTGGTCGTATTCGTGGTACAGGAATTCATGCTGCTGGCGTTGTAACTGCAAAAGAACCAATCTTTAGACATGCTCCTATGGAAACAAGATCTTCTACTGGCAATGATGAACGCATACCAGTTGTTGGGGTTGACATGGAAGAGGCAGAAAGAATTGGTTTAATTAAAATTGATGCTTTAGGGTTAAAAACTCTTAGCGTTATTAAAGACACTATTGATATGATTAAAATAAACCATTTTAAAGATATTAATTTATTAGAAATTAGCCTTGAAGACGCTAATGTGTATGAAATGTTATCCAGTGGATTTACCAAGGGAGTATTTCAGTGTGAAGCAACCCCGTATACAAACCTTTTGGTTAAAATGGGTGTGAAAAACTTAAATGAACTTGCTGCATCCAATGCTTTAGTTCGCCCAGGTGCCATGAACACTATTGGTAAAGATTACATTGCTCGTAAACATGGAAAACAGTCAGTATCATATAGTCATCAGGTAATGAAGCCTTTTACGGAGGATACCTATGGCTGTGTTTTATACCAAGAACAAGTTATGCAAGCATGCGTACACCTTGGCGGTATGTCCATGTCGGAAGCAGATAAAGTTAGAAAGATCATTGGCAAGAAGAAAGATGCTAAAGAGTTTGACGTATTCAAAGACAAATTCGTTAAAGGTGCTTCTGCCTATATTAGTCCCAATCAGGCTCTTGATTTATGGCACGACTTTGAGGCGCATGCAGGCTACTCGTTCAACAAGTCTCATGCGGTTGCTTACTCTACAGTCTCGTATTGGACGGCGTGGTTAAAGTATTACTATCCACTTGAGTTTATGTATTCTTTACTTAAGAATGAAAAAGATAAAGATGGTAGAACTGAATATTTAATTGAAGCAAAGCGTATTGGCATTCCAATTAAACTACCTCATATTAATGATTCAGATACAGACTTTAAAATTGAAGGCAAGGGTATTCGTTTTGGTCTTAGCGCTATTAAATATATATCTAACACAATTGCAGAAAGATATATCGCAGCAAGGCCATTTAGGTCGTACAAAGAGTTAGAAGAGTTTACTTTTACAAAGGGAAACGGAGTAAACTCTCGTGCACTTCAAGCACTAAGATCAATTGGCGCTGCTACATTTCCAGATAATCCAAGAAATGATGATGAAATTAAAGCAAATTTATATGATTATTTAAATTTACCAGAGTTTAATATTACAATACCATCTCACTATCATGCATTTATTAATGATATAGAAGATTTTGAAGAAAAAGGATCTTTTATATTAATGGGAATGGTAAAAACAATTAAAAGAGGAACTGGCTGGTCACGAGTTGAAATTCTTGACAAAACAGGCTCTGTTGGTATATTTGACGAAGAGTCAACAACTATTGAAACAGGACGTACTTATCTGGTTCTTGCTAGTGACAATAGGATTGTTTCTGCAATTCCTGTTGATGAAATAAAACAATCTTCAAATGCATTGATTAAATTCTTAAGTTACAAGCAACTTCCTTACAAAGAAGATGAAATGTTTGTTGTTTCTTTTAAACCAAGAATTACCAAAACTGGAAAAAAGATGGCATCGCTTACATTAGCAGATACTGCAAGAGATTTACATTCTATAACAGTCTTTCCAACTGCTTTTCCAAAAGCATATATGCATATTCAAGAAGGAAATGCCTACAAATTTAGTTTTGGTAAAACCAAAGATGGCACCGTTATAATGGAGGATGTAACAAATGTATGACAATGTTTTTGATAATTTTGCAATTGAATTACATAATGCTGCAAAAGAAAAAGGATTTTGGCCTGAAGAAATAGATGATATTTTTATTGCAAAGCAGTGCATGATGATTGTTTCAGAAGTGACTGAGGTTATGGAAGCAGTTCGTAAAGATAAAGGCGAAGAAGAGATAACTAAAGAGTTTGCTGATATTATTATTCGTACGCTAGATCTTTATGCAGGGATGGTTGATTCAGGGTATACTAGATTATCACTAGATCAATCATTAAGAGAAAAGGTAGAGTTTAATAAAACTAGACCAGAAAAACATGGGGTAAGGTTCTGATGTCAGTAAGTGTAGAAGATGTATTAGCGCAACTAGATCCAAGATTACGTAAACGTTTAGGCACAGGAGAAGGAGTTACATTTGAGTATCAGCCAACTCCAAGTTTTGGACTAAACCGTGCACTTGGTGGAGGACTTCCTTATGGTCGTCAAGTTCTTATTTGGGGCAGCAAGTCTTCAGCAAAATCATCAATGTGCTTACAGATGATTGCTATGGCACAAAAAGAAGGCAAGGTTTGTGCATGGATTGATTCAGAAATGTCTTATTCTGAAGATTGGGCAAGGCAATTAGGAGTAGATCCAACAAAACTAATTTATTCACAGGCAAGAACAATTAGTGACATGGTTGATGTTGGTGTTGGATTAATGAATGCTGGAGTAGACTTAATTGTTGTAGACTCTATTACATCAATGCTACCTGCAATATATTTTGAAAAAGATTCAGATGAAATGAAAGCGCTTGAAAACACTAAACAAATTGGTGCTGAATCTCGTGACTTTAGTAATGCTTGGAAGATGTTAAATTATGCTAATAATAAAGTTAAACCAACATTATTAGTTCTTATTTCTCAATCACGAAATAATATTAATGCAATGTACACAAGCCAACAACCTTCTGGTGGACAAGCAACTAAGTTTTACTCATCCTGTATTATTAAATTATTTTCTTCAGAATCAGATAATCAAGCAATTAAAGGTAAGATTAAAGTTGGCGATAAGTTAATTGAAGAAAAAACTGGTAGAAAGATTCGTTGGGAACTTCAATTTTCTAAAACATCACCAGGCTTCCAGTCTGGAGAATATGATTTTTATTTTAGAGGTGATGATATTGGACTTGATACAATTGGCGACCTTGTTGATACTGCAGAATCAATGGGGCTTGTCAATAGAACTGGTGCATGGTATCAACTAGATGATGGAACAAAAGTACAAGGACGTGATGGATTTATTAATCGTGTTAAAGAAGATCTAGACTTACAAGAGCAAATTAAGAAAAAAATAATTGATGGTTGAAAAAAATTTTTCTACATATGAGGGTAAGTGGTTTTGCAAAACTTGTCAAGAAATTGTAAAAATATTAAGACTTTATACAGAGACTGGGGATGCTACTTGGATGTGTTCACAAAAACATATTTCAAAAGTTAACTTAATTCCTAATAAAAAAACAAAAAAGGATTTTATTAATGAGTGAAAAAAATGAATCAAAAAGAATAAATGCAAAACAACATAAAAATTCTGGTCGGAATACTCAAAAAGGTGATGCTACTTGGAGAGAATTTGTTGTTGATTTTAAAGAAGTAAGCAAGTCTTTTACATTAAATAAAGATGTTTGGGCTAAAGCCGTTACTGATTCTATTCAGGCAGGTAGGGACAAGTCTCCAGCAATCATTGTAATACTTGGAGAAGGAAATACAAAGGTAAGGCTTGCTATAATTGAAATGGATATGTTAGAGCAATTAACAGAGGAGAAAAATAGATGAGTGAAGCAGGATCACAAAAAACAACGCTTGATATGGTAAATGGTTTGACAGAGATTGCAGACTATATGCAAGATGAAGAACTTACTACAGCACTAACCATGATTGCAAAGATTATCATTAAGCCTGACATTCCTCTTCAGGTGGCCAGCATGGAAATTGTTAGACTTCAGGCTATTGCTGCAAAAATGTCATTTAAGGCAACGTGGATGGCTAATGTTGATAAATCAGATAGAGCAAAAAAAAATATATACTTTACGGCAGCACAAGCAATTAACGACTTGGTATCAGCGCTTAAATACATAATGCGCTAACCTGCTATACTTAATGTAAACAAGGGATAAAAAAATGGCTAAAAATTTATTAAAACAGATTATGGTTAAAGATACCAAAAGCAAGATTTCAAATACCAAAGAAGATGAAAGTTTTGTTGAAGGCTTAGTAGATGCAATTAATTCTGGGTATCTTGCCAAAACAAAACCAAAGTTTACTAAAAAGAGTAATTTTTCTGCTTCTAATCTAACCTATGGCTCTGGAGAGTGTCCAAGATATTGGCATTTAGCATTTGAGGGTCAAATATTTTATGATAATGCAGATGCTTTTGGTGTAGCAAATAGAACACAAGGAAGTCTTGGGCATGAAAGAATTCAAGAGGCAATAGCATCATCTGGATTACTTGCAGAAGATATGGAGTTTGATCCACTTCCAAGAAAATATAACAAACAAACTCATCCAGCAATGGAGTTTAGAGTTAAAACTGATGACCCACCATTTGATGGATATGGCGATGTAATGCTTAATTATAAAAATGAAAAACTTATTGGTGAAATAAAAACAATGCCAAATGATGGCTTTCAGTATAAAAAAATAAGTAGACGACCTAAGATGGGTCATTTGATGCAATTGTTAATGTATATGAAAGTTTTAAAGATTCGTAAAGGCGTTATGATTTATGAAAATAAAAATAATCATGAGTTACTCACATTGCCTGTAGTAGTTAATGAACATTATCGCAATTGGGTAGAGCAGGCTTTTGAGTGGATGAGGTTAGTTTATAAGAATTGGCAAGATCAAAATTTGCCAGAAATTCCATATCGTTCAAATTCAAAAATTTGTAAGGTATGCCCAATTCAAAAGGCATGTGCTGAAGCGGGGCCAGGAACAATAAAGATTAAACCTTTAGTATTGTTGAAGGATGAAGAGGTTTAATTAATGTGAAGTTGTGTGAAAGATGCGAGACCCCGTTTAAACCTAAAGTAAGTTATCAAATTTATTGTGGAAACTCTTGCAGAGAAGAAGCAACAAAAGCAAAGATAGCCGAAAGGTATCAAATAACTCGTAGACAAAAAAGAAAAGGAAAGAAAAGACTTTGTCTTGGTGGTTGTGGAGAGCAACTATCTATATACAATGATTCTGGATTTTGCTCTAACTGTAATGTTAATAAAAAACAGGTAGACAAAATGTTAAAACAAATAAAGGGGTTCATTGATTATGAACAACAATGGTAATCCAAAAACAATTTGTGCTATTGACGCAAGTACTAATAGCCTTGCTTTTGCTATTTTTAATAATAATCTTTTAGACAATTTTGGCAAAATTAAATTTGAAGGAAAGACAAACTATGAAAAGGTTATGGATGCTTGTGCTAAAACAAAAGCATTTTTTGAATATTGTGGCGGATTTGAAGCAGTTATAATTGAACATACAGTATTTATGAACAGTCCTAAGACTGCTGCAGATCTAGCATTGGTTCAAGGGGCTTTATTAGGAGCAGCAGGGTTAACTGGAACAAAGTTTATTGGTACTGTGTCACCTATAACTTGGCAAAACTATTTAGGAAACAAAAAATTAACAAAAGAGGAGCAGGTTGCAATTAGATTAAAGACTCCTGGAAAATCAGAATCTTGGTACAAAACACATGAAAGACAAATTAGAAAAGAAAGAACTATCAAATTAATTGAAATCAACTATGATAAAATTATTAACGATAATGACGTTGCTGATGCCTGTGGTATCGGTCACTGGGCTATTAATAACTGGAATAAAGCAATGAAAGTTGAGGAATAATGCCAGAGTTAAATGCTAACATACCACCAATTGAGTGCTATGTTCGTGGTAATTTTTTAAGAGATCAAGAAGATAGTCATGATCAATATTTTCCATGTGTAATTTTTGGTGTGTCTAGCATTAAAAGTAGAAGTCCTTTATTTCATTTTTTAATGGAAGACGGAGGAATTTGGTGGAGAATGCCAATCAATGCGTTCTGTACAAAACCAGGAGTTCCCGAAGAACCAATCTACAACCTTGTGCTTTGGAATTCTTTTAGTCCACATATAGCAGTTACAAAATTTGAAAACTTAAGCAATATGAGAATGTCATATATAGATAGAAATAAAAATAACATTAACGGAAAATATTTATTCACTTTAGATTGGCATAATCCAGAAAGCAATATTCTAGATGATGGATATTCAGAAAATCCAGGGCAGCATAAATGTGGTCATGTTATTCAAAGAGATGATGGAAATTTTGCGGTACAGCCCAATAACCGCATTAGACTAAAAGAGCCATCATTTGTAACCAAAAAAGATCTAGTAATACAAAGACTTATAAATACCAATAAGTGGGATGTTGAAAGTTACGATAAGTGGGTTTTAGAAGACTCAAGTGCGTATGACTATGATATTTCTGAAACAGAAGTTGACAAATAATCTTATGGCTGGTAAACTGTATACAAGCGAGGCTTGGCTCCGTAAAAGGTTTGTTATGGACAAAAAGTCTCCACAAGATATTGCCAAGGAGTGCGGAACTAGTGTTGAAACTATTTATGTATACCTTGCTAAATTTGGACTAAGGAAATCTAAACGATGAATTTGCAACCAGTATTTAAAGATGTAGGAAATTTTAGTTGTGAAGATTTATATCTTCATTCTGTGGGAGCACCCTCTGGCAAAGATATTTGGGTAACTTGTCACGGAATTGCAAAAATGCTTATTGATAAAAACATTGCATATGGAGATTCTGCTTTAGATCCTGTTAGAATTTTTAGTAAATCGGATCCAGTAGAACAACTTAGAGTAAGGATTGATGATAAATTAAGTAGACTTATGAAGGGTACAGACTATGTTGGAGACAATGATATAGATGACCTTATTGGATATTTAGTTTTGCTTAAAATAGCAAAGGAAAAAAATGTCAACTGAAAAAGAACTAATTGATCACCTTGATGAGGTAAATAAAGTTGTTGCAGAATATCTTAAGGGACAAGATCCAACAAAAATTTCTAAAGATTTGGATATGCCAAGAACTCGTGTTGTTGCATTAATTAATGAGTGGAAAGTTATGGCTTCTGCTAATGAAGCAATTCGTGCTCGTGCAAAAGAAGCACTTGCTGGAGCAGATGCACACTATAGTAAATTAATTACAAAATCTTACGAGGTTATTGATGAGGCATCAATGACGAATAATCTTAGTGCAAAAACTCAGGCTATTAAACTTGTAATGGACATTGAAAAATCTAGAATTGAAATGCTTCAAAAGGCTGGGCTTCTTGAGAATAAAGAACTTGCAGAAGAAATGGTTCAAATTGAAAGAAGGCAGGAAGTTTTGGTTGGAATATTAAGAGACATTGCTTCAAGTCATCCAGAAGTTCGTGACTTAATAATGAAACGTTTATCTGAAATTGCTAAAGAAGGAGAAGTGATTACAATTGTCCACAATGTTCAATGATTTTCTTGAAGTATTAAAAGAAAATCAGTTTGAAGAAATCCCAGTAGACGCAAAAACATTTGTTGAGTCTTCTGATTATTTGGGACAACCACCGCTATCATCTATTCAATATGACATTGTAGAAGCAATGAGTCAGATATACAAAAAAGAAGACTTACAGGAACTTTATGGATCAGTAGAGGGGGCTAGATATTATGAAAAATATACAAAAAACGAAATCATCTTACAGTTGGGGAAAGGTAGTGGTAAAGATTTTACTTCCACTGTTGCTTGTGCTTACATTGTTTATAAGTTACTTTGTCTCAAAGATCCCGCAAGATACTTCGGAAAACCAAGCGGGGATGCGATAGATTTAATTAACGTTGCTATTAACGCACAACAGGCTAAGAATGTTTTCTTTAAAGGTTTTAAAACAAAGATTGAAAAATCTCCTTGGTTTGCAGGTAAATACAATGCAAAGGCTGATAGCGTTGAGTTTGATAAATCAATCACCGTTTACTCTGGTCACTCAGAGCGTGAATCACATGAGGGTTTGAACTTGCTGCTTGCCGTACTTGATGAAATTTCTGGTTTTGCATCTGAGGTTGGAACTGGCAATGAACAAGGTAAAACTGCAGAAAATATTTATAAAGCGTTTCGTGGTACTGTGGATTCTCGTTTTCCAGATCTTGGAAAAGTAGTTTTACTTTCTTTCCCACGGTATCAAGGAGACTTTATCTCTAAAAGATATGAAGATGTAATTGCAGAAAAAGAAACAATAGAGAAAAAGCATGTCTTTATTATGAATGAAGAATTACCACACGATGACCCAAACAATCAGTTTGAAATTAACTGGGAAGAAGATTCCATCATTTCTTACAAAGTTCCAAAGGTTTTGGCTTTTAAAAGACCTACATGGGAAGTAAATCCTACCCGCAAAATAGATGATTTTAAATTAGCCTTTTATACAGACTTAGCAGATGCAATGATGCGCTTTGCATGTGTTCCAACATATGCTTCAGATGCTTTTTTTAAGCAAAAAGAAAAGTTAGAAAAATGTATGAATACTAGAAATCCGTTAGACCAATTTAGAAGGTTTGACGCAACATTTAAACCAGATCCAGACAAAGTTTATTATATTCATGCTGACCTTGCACAAAAACATGACAAGTGTGCTGTTGCTATTGCACATGTTGATAAATGGGTTAATATTCAAGTTATTAAAGACTATGAGCAGGTGGCCCCCATAGTTGTTGTTGATGCCGTTGCTTGGTGGGAGCCAAGAGCAGAGGGACCAGTCAATTTATCTGAAGTAAAACAATGGATTATTAATTTGCGTAGAGAAGGTTTTAATATCGGTATGGTTTCATTTGACAGATGGCAATCATTTGATATTCAAAATGAATTGCAGGCTGTTGGAATTAAAACAGAAACAGTCTCAGTTGCTAAAAAACACTATGAAGACCTGGCTATGATGATTTATGAAGAGCGTGTTGCTATTCCAATGATTCCTTTACTATTAGAAGAGATGTCAGAATTAAAAATAATGAAGGGGAATAGGGTAGATCACCCTCGTAAAAAATCAAAAGACTTGGCTGATGCGGTTTGTGGGGCGGTATTTGGAGCAATATCCCACACGCAAAAGACTAACAATACAGAGATAGAAATCCATACGTGGAGTTCTTCAGCACGACTTGCAGAAAAGCAGCAGCGTATGGTAGAATTGGATAATCGGGAAATGCCTAACGATGTTAAGGATTTCCTAGATAAATTCAACTTAATATAAACAAACAAACAAGGAGAAAGATGAATTCATTTAAGAAAATCGCTCTAGGACTCGCTGCAGCAATGTCCTTTGGCGTACTATCGGCACTTCCGACAAGTGCTGCTGTAATCGCACCAACGCTAACGATTGACTCTGCTACAGATACAATCATTGCTGGTGAGACTGCTACAGCAGTAGTTACATTGTCATTTATTTCAGAAACATCAGCAGACACAGCAACTGTGCTATCTGCTATGTTTGCACAGCCATCAGGCTCATCAAAGAGTGCAACACTCACAGTACTTGAGACAACAACTGCTACAGTTGCAGTTGCAGCAGGAAACCTTTCTGCTGACATTAACTCAACAGTTAATACACCAGGATATGTAACTGCAAAGTTTACAGTATCATTGGTTGCACCTTCTGTTGCGGGTACATATGAGGCACGAATTATTACAACTAAGCCATCAACTGGTCCATCAGTTGCATGGACAGTAACAGTTAAGGCAGCGGACATTGTTCCTTCTGCTTCAACAACAACTTCAATTCTTAACTCAGGCGAAGTTACAACTGCAACAGCAGATGCTTCGGTCTATGCACCAAAGACTACTTCAACAGATGCAGCAGCGGTAATCGTTGTTACACCTAAGAATGCAGCAGGTGGATCAGCAACCGAGTCAATTCTTGCAACAGTATCAGGTACAGGCTTAATTGGTTATGGCACAAATGCTACAACAATGTCTGCTCTTGGTCGTGCAATTGTTATTCCTACAGGCAACTACATTGGTGTATTTGCTGACGGTACAGCAGGAGTAGGAACAATTACTCTTACAACCCTTACAGGTACAGTTCTTGCAACAGAGCAGGTAACATTCTATGGAGACATTGCTACAATTACAGCAACTCCAGTTAAGTCTGTTATTGCAGTTGGAGCAAACGCAACTACTGTAAAGGCAGTTGCTAAGGATGCATCTGGCGTAACAGTTGGAGCAGGAACACTTTATGCTAACTCATCCGATGTTTTAACAGTATCTGATTCAGGTACAGCAGCAACAATCGTAAATGGTGAAGCACTATTTACAATCACTGGCGTTAAGGCTGGCAGTGCTGCAGTTACAATTAGAAATGCAACAGGAACAATTAAGTCTGCTCCAGTATCTACTCGTGTAGAATCAGCAGCAGCAACAGTTAAGTTGACATTTGATAAGGAAGCATATCTTCCAGGCGAAGCAGCAACAATTAAGGTACAAGTTCTTGATGCAGCAGGTCTTCCAGTATCTGGAAAGACACACGCAAACCTATTTGCAACAGGTGGAATTACTTCAACCTATGCATTTGGTGCAGGTTCAGATGTTCTTACAGCAACATCAGTTACAACTGATACAGATACAGTTAAGTCATACAAGGTATTTATGCCATTGACAGAAAATACTGTAACAATTTCAGCAACTGGTGGAACTTCACTTCCTTTGGCTGGACAGGTAGCAGTATCTGCAACATCAAAGGTATCAAATTCTTCTTCTAGCACAAATGCTACTCTTGCAGCACTAGTTGCACAAGTAACAGCACTGCAAGGAATTTTTGATAGTCTTAGAGCAGAACTTGCTGCAGAAAAGGCTAAGGCAATTGCTGATCGTGCTGCTTTTGTAAAGCAATACAATTCACTTGCAACAAAGTGGAACAAGAAAAATCCAAAGGCTAAAGTAAAACTTTTAACTAAGTAAAACTTTATAAATTAGGGGGTTAGCCAAGCGCTAACCCTCTTTTTTATTGCAACAAAATGATATAATAAGACTATTATACATAGCAAAGGATGTGGCCTTCTATTAAAAATCTCCTACTAAAAAGTGGGGTAATTGCTTTTTTGGTGGGTATTTGGCTAATCTTTAGTTCTGCAGAAATGGCTCATGCTGATGAGTTAACAGTGCAGGTATCTAACTCAGACACATCCACAGTAGTGATCAGTGCTGGCTCTACAGTAACAATAGAAAGTGCAACAGCCACTATTGATGTAGCCCAGACTGCTATAAATCAGGCTGAAACTGCAACGGCAGTCATAGAAACCCAAGCAACAGCCATTACAAGCCCTACAGAAACTATTACAGCCACTATCACACAGGCTCAGACCTCTATAGTACAGGCTCAGACAGTAGTAGATAGTGCTACTGTGGCTGTGGCTCAAGTTGATTCCGCTACCGTTTTAGTTGCTGAGGCTGAAGAAAATGTTGAAATTGCTCAGATTGCAGTGGACTCACAAACAGCAGTAGTTGGAACAAATATAAGTTTAGTAGACTCTGCTACTGCAGTAGTAAATGCAAACACTAGCCCTGGATTGACAATGACTGTCTATCATAACCCAGGCACTAATGCATCTCCTGCACAAGGTGGTAACTTGGTTTACACTGGAACAGACACAAATGGTATTAATGAACAATGGGGTAGTAGTGGTCCAACAGTCAATGGTGGAACAACAACAATTACTGAAACTTTTGCAGGAAATAGTTTAAATACTAATATTGGAATCACAGTAAACGGAACCCCTGTTTCTACTGCAAATAATAATAATGTATATATAGGATCAATTGGATTCCCTGGTCCTGGACAAGATCCTTCTCTAACACTTATAGGTTCAACTGCAGATACTCTTATAACTATGCCAGCAAACACAACCTCTGCAAGTTTCCAGGTTTTTGCTAAAAATGGTGATCATAATGCCGTAGTTACATATACTGACGGAACTACAAGTACTTTTAGTATTCAGCATAATGTTAGTCAAGAATACCCAAACTATGTTCATCAAGAAACAATTACTGCACCAACAGGAAAAACTATTGCAACAATAAATATTCCTGCCAACTGGGATTATTATGGAGTAGACAATGTGTCTGCAACTACTCAAACAACTACAACTGTTACAGAAGATTTTCAAGTAAGATGGCAAGGACTTTGGACACCACAATACACTGGAACACAGTACATAACAGCATCAGCAGATGATGGTACTAGACTATACCTTGATGGAGAACTAGTTATTAATGACTGGTTTGATAAGGGTGGAGGAGGATCTACTGCTGATATTCAGACTACTGCTGGAGTTTCTAAGACTTTAGATTTTTGGTATTATGAAAATGGTGGAGGAGCAGAAGTAAGTCTACTTAGATATACTGATAACTTGGGATGGGCAGTCATACCTGGATCAGAGTTTTCAACATCTACTGCAACTCCACAACAAATTCAAGCACTTAATACAGCACAAACAAACCTTCAGGTTGCACAGGCAACACTTGATATTTTAGAATCAGATCTTGAAACAGCAGAAGAAGATCTTATTGAAGCAGAAGAAAATTTAGAAGATGCTCAAGATGAATTAAACTCAGCAATAATTGCAGTAACAAATGCGGTATCTTCAATGAACACAAATGTAACAGCAGCACAAACTTTAGTAGTAGAAACTCTTGCTGCAGAAGAAGCAGAGAGAGCACGAATCGCTGAAGAGGCAAGATTAGCAGAGATTGCTAGACAGGCAGCAGAGGCTGCAGAAGCAGCCAGAGTTGCTGCAGAACAAGCATATGCAGCAGAACAAGCAAGGGTAGCAGCAGAGCAAGCAAGAATTGCAGCAGAGGCTGCAGCGGCTAAGGCTGAAGCAGATCGTATAGCAGCAGAACAGGCTGCAGCACAAGCAGAAGCGGAAGCACAAAAGGCTGAAGCAGATAGAATTGCTGCAGAAGAAGCAGCAGCACAAGCACAAGCCGAAGCAGAAGCCAAGGCAGAGGCAGAGGCTAAAGCAGAGGCTGAAAGATTAGAGGCTGAAGCAGAGGCTGCTAGACAGGCTGAAGAAGAGGCTAAAGCAGAAGCGGAAAGATTAGAAGCGGAAGCAGAGGCTGCTAAAGAAGCAGAAGAAAAAGCCAAAGAAGAAGCAGAAGCCAAAGAAAAAGAATTAGAAGAGGCAAAGGCTGAAGAAGAGGCAGCACAAGAAAAAGAAGAAGAGTTAAAAGAAATACTTGAAGATGCAAAAGATGGAAAAGAATTAACAGAAGAACAAAAAGAAGTTGTCGTTGAAGCATTACTAGAAGATCTTAAGCCTGGAGAATCACTATCTGCAGCAGAAGTACAGGCATCTGGAGTTTCATACGCAGATCTTCCACCAGAAACACCAGTAGAACTACGCACTGACGAAAATGGAAACGCACTTATTATTACTGCTGAAGTTGCTGCAAACATAGAATTAGTTCAAGACCCAGGAGCATTATTAGAAGCAGCATTTACTGACCCAGGAGCAGCATTAGCAGCCCTTGGAAGTATTGGTGCAGATATGACTGAGGAAGAACGAGAAGAAGCAACAGATATGGTTGTGGCAACAGTTGTTGCAACAGGTGCAGCAATTAACGCAGCAGCAGTAGCAGCAGGTGGCGCTACAGGAGGTTCAGGTAGCGGAGGAAGTTCTGGGGGAGGCTCTTCAGGAGCAAATTCACCAGGTTCAAGAGGAGGAAGAAAATGGTAAGAATAATAAAAAATATAATAAAAGATCTAATAGATCAGGCATGGACCCTTCTTGGAATGTTTATTGCCTGGGTAGTATTAGATGGTAGTGCAAAAACAATAGTTGGTTATGGAATCATAGCGACTACAACTCTTTGGATAATCACAAGTCCAATAAGAAATAGAGAGGAGGGCTAAATATGGCAAGAGCAAAACAAATTGAAGAGCCTACCCAAGTTGGATCTGGCGCAATTGCAAGTATTAATAATATTCTTATGCGTATTATTGCAGTTTTCGCAGCATCAGGACTATCCGTAATAGGTGCTGGAGCAGTAGTAGGAATTAGCACAGTAGAAGCAGTTATTTTGGCTGGTACATTAGGAGTTGCAACAGTAGTTGAGAGACTCGCTAGGGGCTTTCTGGATGACGGAAAACTTACCATTCAAGAGATCAATAATGCATTTTCTGCGGTAGATAAAAAGGGCAAATAGGACAAATAGGACATCCTAATCTGGGTTGTTTGACACGACACCCCTCTGATGGTACAATTGATTTAGGTGCTATCAAAGGGGTATTTGTGACTTGTATTGTTGCTGTTCGTAAAGAAGATAAAATTTATATGTCTGGTGAACGTGGTGTATCTGATGATGATATGATGCTTGCATCTTCCACGCCAAAAGTTTGGCAATTAGGTCCGTATATTATCGGTTATGCAGGCAGTATGGATGGCGAACGCATTCGACATAATTTTAAACCATCTATTCCAACTGGAAACAATATACAAAAATTTATGTATACAAAGTTTATCAAAGAACTTAGAGATTTTTATAATGATTGGTGGGTAGACGTTTCAAAAGATTCTGATTTTGGAATGATCATTTGCGTTAAAGGTGAAATCTTTGAACATAGTGCAGCAGACATGTCATTAACTCAATATAACAATGAATATCTTACAATGGGTTCTGGCTCATCGTATGCAATGGGATATTTGTTTGCTACAGAAAATCAAAAGGACGCACGTAAAAGATCTATTGGTGCAGTTGCATCTGCAATTAAATTCTCAACATCATGTATGGGCCCAATTGATACAGTTAGTATTTAAGGATATAATATGTCTATAGATAAAGCAGAAGAATTAGAGTTTGAAATATGGATTAATAATGGAATTGATCGGGGATGGATAACAGAACCATTTTGTAATACTCATGATGGAGATCCCTATATGACT